TGTCGCAGCTCGGCAAACGCGGGGGCTACTGACGGGAGGTAAACATGATCTCGATTGCAATCAGTCTGCTGTGGATCCTCATCGGCGTCATCATCATCTGTGCGGTGATTTATTTTGTCTTCTACGTTCTACGTTCCGTGATGGCTATTCCCATCCCGCAGCGAGTGGAGCAGGCGGTCTGGCTGATCGTTTTGATCTTGGTTCTAATAGCTCTACTGTCGCTGATCGCGGGAGGCGGCGGCGACATCCGCTTTCCCCACCTCTCAGTACGATGATCCGTCGCTGCCGCCAGCGCCGCCGCCGATCTGCAAGGGTTGTTGAGTGAAATAAAAAGGCCGGGCTTGCGCCCGGCCCAGTACACCGACTTGGTTCATCATACTCCCAGACTGCCCCCCGTGCCATCCGGCGCGGGGGGCTTTTTGCGTTCAGCCGTTGCGGATTGCCTCCAGTGCCGCCTTGCCGGTGAGCGGCATCCGCTTAAGATCGCCGCGCGCCTTCGCCTTCATCTTCTCGATCCTGCCGCGGGTCTTGGCCTGCTTGGCCTCGGCCTGCTCGGTCCTGATCTGCTCGGCCACCGGATCCGGTGTCCGCTTCAGGAAGGTCGGGATCACCAGATCGTCGGCGACCGGCGCTGGCACAGCCGCAGGCGCTGGCGCGGCGTGCAAGTGTCTTGCTGGTAAAGAGACAGTAACCGACTTCGGTTCCGGGCGCTTGCTGCCGGGAGGGGCGATAGCGAGATCGTCGCGCGCCTTGGTCTCCAGTCGCCTGCGCTGCCGTTCCAGCTTGTCGAGCATCGACATCGCTCGCTTCAATCGGGAACGCCACCGCTTGATCGCCGCGGCGTTGTGCTCGAGTTTGTTGATTTCCTTCTTCATGTGATAGCCTCTCTTATTGCTTGTAGGGGTAAAGGCCCGCGCTTCCGATGATCCGGGGCGCGGGCCGGTTTTTATTTCCTGACGATGGTCAGTCCTCGGTTGTCGGTACACCAATCGCAGTCGCGATCTGTGCAACGTCGTATGCCGTGGCTCATTCTGGCCTTCAGGTCTTTACGGTCATGGCAAACCAGCTCATGAACGTCGCCTTCGTTCCAGACGTGAAACGGCGGTGCTTCTTTGGTCAGCATCTTGGTCCTTTACATTTTCAAACAGCCCACGCCTCTTTGGCGCGTGACAACATACTAGCATGGGGGGTCCACGGTTTTTGCCGACTTGCCTGATCGCGTTGCAAGTTAGCCCTGTGCCGCAGGGGTTTCTATTGTGCTGGTCGGGGGGTTGACTTCAGGCGTAGCAGGCATAAGTCGCATTGATTTCGCCTCGACGGATCAAACAAACCCGCATCAACATTGAGGCGACGACGGCAAAAATAATTTTTTCAGGAGTCGAGCGACCGCGTGGCAAATATCTCAAGGTCCGGCCCGCCCGCGACCACCTGCAAGGCGCGCTGCAGCGCGATGACCAGCGGCTGTTGATCGGCCTCGTTGGTGGCGATGAGCTGACCCTCGCCGTCCCAAAGCACGGCGACATAGCGCAGCTCTGGCTGGCCCTCTTTGTCGAAGAACGCGCACAGCGCCGCGTCCAGTTTGACGATGTCGATCATGCCGTGCCCTTCAGTTCCGGTTGCCCCTCGAACCGCGCCAGCTGCTCCTTGAGCAGGGTGACGACATCGGCGCGGTTGGCGTTGGAGATATAGTTAGCACGGCCCGCTTCACCAAAGTTGAATGCCATGAGGCAGAACCCGACTTTCCGGTCTTGTCCCCGCAAATCTCCGTTGAACAGGTGATCGAGCTGCCGGGCGAGGAACTCCATCTTGGCGTGAAGCTGTTTCTCGATCGGCGCGTCTCCCAGTCTTTCCGGTTCCTTGCGCTTCATGGCTTCAGATCCTCCGCGGCTGGAAACGTCAGCCCCTTGTCGTGCTGCCATTCGAACACACAGCAATCGCCGCCATCGGTGATGATGACCCTGCTGATCCAGCCCTGCCTCGCTGCAGCCTTCTCGGTGCAACGCTTGGCCAGTTTGACCGCGCTCTCGGCGTCGATCCAGCGTTTGACGTAGGCATGGAGGCCGTCGCTGTAAAACTCGGCGACCGAAAATTCACCGTCGCTCATGCTGGCACCAGCTCCATGGCATCGCGGATGCGCCGGTTTAATTCGTCAACGGCTTCGCGGCCTTCGCTCTTTGCCATGTCCTGCAGGATCGGCAGCCCCTTGTCGATGGCACCCAACACCTCTTCGCGGCTGGCCAGCTGGCGCTCGCGATAAAATTCGCAGGCGACTGGCCTGTCCAATTCGAACAGCGTGCCGCCGCGACCATCACTGACCGGGTGATAGCCGTGGGTGGTGTAGACCAGCGAGACGCCGGGGTTGTGCATCACCGCGTTGCCTGCCGTGTAGCCGTCTTCGGGCATGTCTTTTTCATTGCGGCGCATGCGTGGTTGGCTCAAGAACGGACAGGCCTTGACCGCATACAGCGCACACTCGCGGTGCGATGGCGGCTCGCTCGACACTCTGTTGATCGCGCACATCGGGCCGATCACAAACGTCAGGAATTTTCCCATCGGCTGGCCGCACAGCCAGCACAGCCGCTGGTTAAAACATTTCGCGACAAAACCCGGCTCGATCACCCGAAAGTCGGGCACGCCATTTTCCCAATGCACGAATTTCGGGGTCGGGAAGCCGGTTGCGGAGATCGGCAGCCGCGCCATGCGCGGCGGGATCGGAATGTCGCGGATACGCTCGTTCAACTCGGTCATCGCGGCCTCATTTATCTGCTGGCTTCGATTACATTGTGGATCAGATTGCGAAACAGTGATTTCAGTCCCTCGGGCAGATCGGCGAATGTCTTGGCGAGTTTATAGCTCTCATTGTCGAATGAGGCGTCCCCGACCTTCGCCGCGCCATCTCCCCAGCCCATCAATTCGTGTGGCGTGGTTTTCAGAAGGTTGGCAATCTGGATCAGCCGCCCTGCCGAAATCCGGTTGGTGCCCTTTTCATATTTCTGCACCTGCTGGAACGACACCCCCAGTCGCTGGCCAAGCTCATCCTGACTGAGACCCTGATCGATCCGCATCGCGCGTATCCGCACGCCGATTTCGGCGTCCTTCGAGGTGCGCTCGCGTGGCGAGACCGCCTTCTTTGCTTTAGCCATGGCTATTTCCCTTTGCTCTTGGCGGCCTGCTCGATCTCGGCCTTGGCCTTGGTGATCTCTTTTTCGTAGTCGAGTTTTTTCGCCTTGACGAACTCCTGCTTGTAGCCAAGGGCATAGGTGACCGCGGCGATGGTGGCGTATTGCGGCCTCCTCGTTTCGCCATCGAACCAGTTGGTCAGCGTGGAGGCGCTGACGCCCGAGATGATGTGGATCTCGCCGTAGGACAGGCCTTCGTCGGCAACGATGGTACGGATGCGGTCAATGACAGGATCTTTGTCGACAAAATTATAGCTGCGATAAAGGAACGATCCGGTCTTGCGTTTTTTCGGGCCGCCGCCGTTACCCTTAGCCATGGGCCGACTCAGCAGCTGGCTTGCGTGATCTGATCAGACCGCGTTTTTCGGTCTCGGTGAGGCCCATTTTGGTCAGTTGATAGGTGCCTTCGGCAACATGCTTGGCATGCCCGCGCGCCCGCATCACATGGACTGTTGTGCTGGCGGTCGATACCGCCAGCCCAAGTTCGGTAACGATGGGGCGCAGATCGGTTGTGGTCAGGGTATGATTGGCTGCCTTGGCGAGCGCCCGCAGCATCGCGTTGTAAGCAGTCATCCGCTGGCCGCTCGCATCCTTGCCGCGCGCCTTCGGTCTGCTAATGCCCGCATTGCCATGCGGCCTTTTCGGGCCTTCCAACAGTTTGGGATGCGCACCATTCAGCGCCTTGAGGGGATGAGCCCTTTCGTCGCCGTAGACGTCGACCCGCATGTCGGCATTGCCGGTGGCGATCAGTCCCAACAGGGTGGTCAGCGGCACGTCGAACGAAAACGAGATTTTCTTGATCGGCACAAGCAGTCTCCCTTTGCTATCCGGGGGCGAAACCTTCGCGACCTTCGCCTACCGCGTCATCCGATGCAAGTCGGAATTATTTCGGCCCCACAACCCTTGATCTAAATCAATGGAGGCTTTTTCAAGAGATTGTCCTGTGCAAAAACGGAATAAAATTCTCTGCCTCGACGTTAGGCACAACAAAAAACCCCGCCCGATGAAGGGCGGGGTTTCGGGTTGGGACCGGATGGTCAGCGGGTGCGCCCGATCATCAGGATGATGCCGCCGATCTGCGGCAATAAGGCCAGCAGGATCAGCCGCAGCATCGCAAAGTCGTCGGCGGACGGTTTTATCAGGCCGCGGCTGGCCCAGCTGACGAGCCGGGTTGCGGCCTCGACTTGCGGGTCGGCAGTCAGCTCGACCGCGCGCATCGCGGCCTCCAGCGCCTGACGGCGTTCGGCGACCGTCTCCTCGCGTTGACGGCAGACCTTGCCGACGCCGCCGTTGCATTCGCGGTCGCGTGACGTCATGGCGTCACTGAGTGACGCCTGCGCTGCCGTGACGGCAGGGGTGATGCGTGACGCCCGTGACGCCGTCACGTCAGTGATGTTGACGGAGGCAAAGCCGATGCCTGCCGAGAGGGCGAACAGGAAGGTCGCGAACCAGACCAGCCAGCCCGCCGCGGCCGCGGCCCGCTGGTGAGTCCGCCACAGCCGGGCGGCAGCGGAGGGCACCGCCAGCGCCACCAGATCGGCGGCCACGCCAATGGCAAGAAACAGCCATCCGGCGATCTCGCTCGATCCCAGCGATTTGGCGAACCAGCCGTTCATGGTGATGCCGACCGCGCCGAGACCGAACGCGGCGATCGTCAGCAGCAGCTGCGGCGTCACAAAGGATGTGACGGGCGTCACGGATGTCAAGCGGGCATCTTGGGCGTTTTGGGCATGCCCAACATGCCCAGTGGACAACGTGACGGGCTTGGCCGTGACGGGTGTCAAGCGACAATCTGCGACAGGTCGCGACTTGTCGCTATTTGTCGCCTTGGCGGCGGCCTTGCGCGCCCGGTAGGCCGCGGCGCGTTCGGCAGGGGTCTTGGCTCTGGCTTGATGGAGGGGGAGGATGGTCGCAGTATCAGAGGTAGCCATTGGATGTTCCTTATCCGCTAAGGGGTTCAGTGGTCAGGGGGCGCTGCGTCTGATCCACGCAGCGTTCCCGCCTGATGGTTTCATCTTGAAGGTGTTGGAGGTCTCCTTTTCGCGCTGTGGGGGGCCGGTGGTAAGACCCACCGGAGAAAAAGTGGTAAACGATTGAAATCGAAGTGGAATTTGCGAAAGTGGTAGATTGTCCAG